CAAAAGATAGATTAGGATCTGTGGTTAATATTATATTAGGATAGGACATTATTCTTTCTTATGTTTGTATTGTTATTATCGTTCCGCTAGTTCCGTAATATAATCTGTTAGCTCCTGATGATCCTGATGATCCAGCTGATCCAGATGATCCGGAGGTACTTCCTGATGTTCCGCTTGTTCCTGATGATGCACTACCAGCGGAAAGAATTGGTCCTCCTGATGCTATTACTATTTTTAAATCTACCGATCCTGCATGAGGATTATATAAAACTATTCCGCCTTCACTAAATTGTGGACTTGTTAGTCCGGATCCATTAGGATTTAGCGTTATACCAGATCCTGCACTTTCTCCTGGTTGCCCTGTCCAAATATGAAGTGCTCCTATTGGGTATGTTTTTCCTTCATAAATTAAATGGATGTACTTGTTGCTATCACTTGTGAATGATGAAGAATACTTAGCACTAATGAGTAGGAATTTAACCTCTCCAAAAGAATTACCAAGACCTGCATCATCAAGAAGAAATGCTCTTCCACCAGTCAGTGTTACATTTTGTGAAAAAAAGTCATCTATATCCAATGAATAATCGCAAAAACTAAAAGAATTCATCACTGATGAATCCTTAGTCACAGTAAAAGTACATCTGTCAAAATGCCCTCCTTGAATAAGTGTATTTGCTAGGTCTGCTTGACATATAAGTGGTGCTTTTGCCATTAATTCATTACTAATATTTCTAATTCAACCTCTTTTAATGTCGGGTTATTTATTTTAATTCCTCCTAAAGATAAATCAGGAGATGTTGGTTGAGGATCTAATGCTGGGGAAAAAACAGGAGCTGGTGAAACGTCAGCATTATACGGTTCTAAATCCCACCCTTTATGGGGTATTGAATCCAGTGTTTTACCCGTTAAGAACATTAGATTCTTACACGGAAATATATTTCCTTTATATTCCCAATATATTACTCTATCTCCTTCAGGAATGCTTTTATCATACCTAACCCTTATAACAACCAAAGAAACCTCACCCTGATCCTGAGCTATATTTCCGCCATATAAATTATAGGACCCGTCAGATGGAATGTAAATTCTCTTCTTAAAATTTCCGCCATTTATTGAAACAGGATGGAATAAAGAAGACATATCGACAGTATCTAAAACTTGAGATCCCATTAAAATCTTTAACGATGCTCCTTCGAAAACAATTTTCTTTTGCTTTTCCGGATTACAATCTAAATATTTAATACTCCTTGGATCGGTCGATAGTATATTTGCCATTTCTCTTCTTATAATCTTGTTGGATCACCCTTAGTTACTAAGATGGCTCTAGGAACATCTTTCATATTATCGTAATCCTTTATGTTGGTCGATTTTTTTTCGTAAACGTTTCCTAGTTTATAACCACCAAATTCACCATCTTCTTCTTCCTTTTCTTCTTCTGGTGCCTCCGTTTCAGCATCTGGGATGAATGTATCCTCTGCAATATATTCAGATTCATTCTCTATGTAAGAATCTACGAAATATTCGGTTTCTTCTACAAATTCCTCTATAGGTTTAACCGGGGTATCTCCAATAATGAAATTTTTAGAAGCATTCTCTTCTTCCGGAGAGAATGATATGATTTCCTCCCATTCTGCTTCTCTTTTTGCTTCTTCTTCAGCAAGTAATCTAGCAGCTTTTATGTCAGCTAATAATCTTGCTTGTTCTTCAGCTAATAATCTTGCTTCCTCTTCAGCTATTAGTCTTGCTTCTTCCTCAGCTATCAATCTAGCAGCTTCTTCTTCCTCTGCTTTTATTCTTGCTTCCTCTTCAGCTATTAGTCTTGCTTCTTCCTCAGCTATCAATCTAGCAGCTTCTTCTTCCTCAGCTTTTATTCTTGCCTCTTCTTCAGCTATTAATCTAGCTTCTTCTTCAGCTATCAGTCTAGCAGCTTCTTCCGCTTTTTCTTTTTTCCATTCCTCAAAATCATCAGCTTCTTTTTTCTTTCCTCCTATATAGGAGAATACAAAGTTTGCTGCAACAACAAGGGCAATAGCTAATGGATCAAATACGAGCATTAATGCAATTATAAACCAGTTTACTACCTGATCCAAAGTTTTGCCCGTTAATTTAGCTATGTATTTTAACGGTCCTACCTCATTTGCTAAATCTGAATTTGTCGATATTGCTAATATCTCATTATCTAAAGATGATATCTGTTGTGTTTTTGAGGTTATAGAGTCCTGTAAAACCTTAATGTCATTATCTAATAAGCTACTCTCTTTACCTAATTGATTCATCTGGGTTCTAACAGAAGACACGGATCTATTATTAGATATAAGATTATCAGCATTTGACTGCTGTCTGCTTCTCATATCAGATAGCGTATTCTGTCTGGTGCTCTTAAATTCCAACTGCTTCTCTGTCTGATCTAACTGCTTCTGAAGCATGTCCTTCCTTTTGGTTATTACTAAGGTGCTTTTGTCTGAATTCTCTACTTTATTTGCAGTATCTTGATAAGCTGATGATAAAAATCCATAAATACCTGCTGATGTTATAAGTATTAAAACAAAGCAAGCAATTGTTAAATATGCTCTTAAACCTCTATTTACATCATTCCAAAATCTATATAGAAATGATGCAATCACCAATTTAGCAAATTCTAAACTGGTTGCCATTATCATAACGTTAGTCGCAGCCCCTGCAAACATCTTACCTATACCAAAAATTGAATAGAAAGCAGCAGAGAAAGAAATACTAGCAGCAGCAACTGCAACTAACCATGGAAAAATCTTATTCTCTTTCATTCTTTTTATTATATTCTTAAACCTTATATATCCACAAGAAAAAGGCCCACTTAATAAAGTAGGCCTATATATGGGCAAAACTGTAAAAAAAGTCTAATTATACAGCTTCTAATCCTTGTTGGGCAGCTGCTAAATCCTTATTAAGATCCTCTAAATCTTTATTGTCTTGCGAAACTGCTGATAACGCTTGCTCTATTTTTTTGAATAAATCAATAAATCCCTCTGCAGTATTACTTCCTTGCGATTCGTATCTGTTTAAAAAATAATGACTCGCTTCAATCGTAAGAGCATTTAAAAAGATAGCATCATTTGAAATCCCCTTATCCTTTACCTCGCTCAATTTCTTAGTGATTTCTAAAATTCCTAAACCTTCTTTACCCTTCCATTTGATAGATTCAATTACCTGGAAATATACCTCCAATGATGCCGCGTTCATCGAAACTGCATAAACTTTATTAGAAAGTTCTGCCATTTTAGCATCCAATGCTTTTTGGGACGCAGCAACTTTAGCTTCGTCAATAACTACTTCTTGTAAAACTTCTTCTGACATGTTTTTAATTTTATTTATATTTTAGTTTCTGTGGGGGTTAAGTTTCGTTAAATCCCGTGTATTTTTTGAAATTCTGCAAGTAAATCTAGAAATTGTCTGAGGTATATTTTAAACTCGTCCTTTGTTACTATGAATCTTTGCAACTTAGAATCTTTCTCATTTGCTATCCATATTTCTCCCCTATCGGGTATAACACCGGATCTTTCCGCATAAGCAAACATGTAAGCAGATATTTGCATTTTATATGATAGAACAGAATCTTCGTCCTTTGGTGATGATGAGGATTTAAAATCTATAACTACGTGATTTTCAAAATAGTCTTCAAATATAAAATCGGTTGCTCCTGCCCAGCCTCCTTTAAAATCACTCCAAAGAAAAAGCTCATTATGTAACACTGTTTTAATATTCCCCCAGAAATTCTCGTGATAGAAATTCCAAAATAAATCTCTGCCTTTTTTAATTAGTCCTGAGTTATGCGGTTCTTTATCTTCTATGTCTTTTGCTGTAGCTTGTGCTATTTGTAAGCACTTTTCTATAGACCTAGATGTGGAAAATTCTAGCAGAAAGTTTTCAAGCATACTGTGCATTACAGTTCCTCTATATGATGCATCGTCAAGTATTTTTTGCCATCTTGCTTCCCCAAACTTTTCTCTTAAGTGCTTGAATTTTGGTTCAGTGACGAGCTTTAAAACTGTTGTAACGGAAGGTAAAATAAGCTTGGGATGACTATCCCTCGTAACTTCGTAAGCTCTTCCCCACGAGTAGCTTTTTCTTTCAATTTTTGAGTTTTGCAAATTCTAAAAATGTGATATTATCCACTGATACGTGTTAGAGAACCAGTGGGTGTAGTGTTGTATTAATACAACGGATGTCCAGAAAATTATCCTTGTATAGATCCACCATTTTGTAAACGATCTAAAATAAGGATAGTAAACTAGAAGATAAGATGTTGAATCCGGAATTTCTTTATATTCCGGAATTATAATCTCATGTAAATTTAATGAAGTTAAATATTCGTTCAACCCTTTGGATTGATCTATTAAATAAGCAGGCCAGAGTTCTTTTGGAAGATCAGGAGCCATTGTTACTTCAGGAGGAAGATTTACTACAGTATAGATTCTTCCTATCCAATCAACCCTTAGATTATTCTTAACCCAAAGAGGAGAATCCATCATTTGGTCCTTGATTATTTTTCTAAGAAAGATGTAATTTTTGATGTCCTTAATGACGCCAAATATTTTAAAGATGCTAAAGAATAGTGATTTCATATTAGTCAATAAAATTTAATTTAATACCCGGGAACATTTCTCTTATCTTAATTCTTGCTCTTCTGATCCTTGTAGCTATTGCTCTTTTTTTCATACTATATTTATCAGCAATTTCTTGATACTTCATTTTGTGAATTTCTCTGTCCATTAAGATATCTTTATAAATTGCTGGTAAATGCTCCATCTTTTCCAATACAACTTCATATAAATCATCGAATCCACCCTCTTTATTATTTATTTCCCATTCAGGCTCTGAAAAAATACTTTCAGGCGTAATGTCTGACAGTGGAATGAATTCGTCATAATCTCTCCCCTCCAGTTCAACTGATTCATAAACCAAAGGAGTAAATTTTTTGGAATTCTTTTTTATAAGAAGGGATTCATTTCTAGCTATGTTATAAGCCCAAGTCGAAAAATTCCCCCTTGCTGGATCATACTGAGCAACCTTTACCCAAATCTTTTCAAATGTTTTTGAAACTGCATCCTGAGCAATTTCTTCGTCTATAAGAATAGATTTACAATGATTTAATAAACCAGGCTTAATTCGATCATAGAGATATTTAAAATCTTTCTCTAAAGTTGTTTCTAAAAATTTTTCTGCTAAGTCTTGAATGCTTTTTGCCATCTCGTGTTGGGTTTAGGGTTGTAAGTTAATATAAATTATTTCAATACCTGCCTGGTTAAGCAAATCTAAAGAATCTATCTTTCTGTACAATTCAGAAAAGACTATTCTTTTAATCCCGGATTGAATGATAAGTTTCGAACAATCAAAACATGGAGATAGCGTAACGTACATTGTACTTCCGTTTGAGGTAACTGTATTCATTGCCAGTTTTGTTATAGCATTAGCTTCTGCATGAAGAACAGAAGATAGTGTTTGATTATCTTCATCTTCGCAAATATTAGGAAATCCTGTTGGAGTTCCGTTATATCCATCGGAAATAATTGTTTTATCTTTTACCACCAAACATCCAACCTGGCTTCTTTTGCAATGCGAGTTAGATGCCCACACTTGAGCCATTTTTAGATATACAGTATCTAATTTAAATTGTTTTAGATCCTGACAATCTTTTTCTGTGTGTTCTTTGTAGTTATTCTTGTTGCTGGTCAATTTCTTCTACTTTTAAATTTCCTTTAAATAAATCAATTATTGGGTATACCGAATAAGCAGGAAATTTACCTAACAGAGCAACTATTTTGTTGATCTCATCTTCAGTAAAAGAATCTTTGCTTTTAAGAATCTCTATAGATTCTTTTGTGTTATCGAACGGGTTTTCTAAAAAATCAACGATCTTTTCAATAAGATCTTTTGATACAATATAGGTTTTTTTACTCTCTGACATCTTTTTTTAAGTATACTATACAAATATAGTTAAAAAGTTTCGTAATAAAAAATGTATCTATGAGTACTTAGGCGTACTCTCGGTAACTATTAACGGACCTTGAAGAGTTTTTAATATTTCCTTCATAACTTTCAATAGATCATCATTACTTGGACCTGCCTCTTTATTTGTACTATCCTCTGGAGTTTTTGTTTCAAGTGCCGGGGATTCCTTAGATTCTGTCCCCGTAGATTCCGTATTAGTCTGCTCTGGTTGAACAGGGGCTGGAGGTGTTGGTTCGGGTGTAGGCTCTGGTGTAGGCTCTTGTTTTGGTGTAGGTGTAGCCTCTGCAATCTTAACAGGTTCTGATGTTTTTGTGGCAGTAGAAATAGCAGTTGCTTGCTGAGCTACTTTTTGTGCTTGTCCTACTGTAGCATTTGATGCTTTTTCAACTATCGTTGATTTAGGTTCATCGGGTAAAAACTTAGCAGGATTTTCTGGCTGATCTGATTTTATTCCTGTTGCCTCTGCTTCAGAACCAAATGTAAGATCTAATCCCTTTTGTAAGTTGTCTTCTTTACCCGCAAACATCTTAGCTATATCATCTGCGGACATTCCCATGCTTTCTCCTAGCATTTTTAGGAGTGGGGTTTCGTCGTCGGAAACAGAGCTCTTATTTCCCAATCCAACAGGAGCAGTCCCCGCACTCTTTGCTTCAATTGGAGGATTGGTTGACGCTGGTGTTGCATCTTGTTTTGTAACTATTGGCTTTGGTGCTTCCTGTTTTACCTGTGTTTCTGATTTTAATATAGGTTTAGGTTTTGCATCAGGATCTTGTGTAACAGAGATTGCATTACTAGTTGTATTATTAGTTACGTTACTAGTTACGTTTGAGCTAAGTGCTACTAATTCACTTTGTGCTTTCTCTATGGTTGTTGGAGCTACGGGAGGTGTATTAACAGGGGTTTCAGTTGCTCTAATCCCCTCCGGCTTAGCCTCTGTTTTTTTCCCCTCGCGGGGAGAAATTTTAGCTCCTGCTTTATTTGTATCAAGAGAATCCATCAAAGCATCTTCCTTTTTGGCTTTTTCTAATCTAGCCATATACTCAGGGTCATCTTTTGTGTTTAACTTTGAAGCCTCTATATTTGTTGGTGCAATCGGATTTGTCTTAGCTGCAAGTTCTTTTGCCTTTGTGAATGATACCTCACCTTTATCTAATATTGGTTTATCACTAGCTTCATCTGCTCTTTTTAAACCTAATTCTTTGATGAATTTAAGGACCGTAGAGTCCAGTAAATTTTCTATATCATCAGGGTTTAACTTGCTAAGGATCGGGTTTTTTTCGAATGGATCTTCTGCTTCTTTATCATCAGCGCTAATTGCTGATTTTATTTCTTGTAAACCGTCTTTAACTGTTGCAAAAGACATTCTGGTGGCTCCTGTTAATTCATTCACTGCAGTAGAATCATCAAATCCTTTATAAGTGTCTATCCCCTTTTGTACTAAATTTTCAGGGGAATCTTTTTTTAAACCATCTAAGAATCTAGCAGCCCCAAATAACACTCTTCCCGCAGCTATACCGATCCCCATCTCATCCGGTGTGTGTTTCTTAGAATCTTCAGGAAATGCTATAAACCCAAACGGGGGAAACACCTGTTGTTGGGCATACTGCCTTGCCATATCAAATGCTTGCTTAGGAGCCTCTGCAACATCTGAGCTCTCTTTCCTAAACTCTTCAACCTTTTTATTGAAGTGTTCAACCCTTTTAGTGTCTGTGCTTAAATCTGGTAATTGCTCTTCTGCCAATTTGGAATTTATTTACCCTATATATTGATAGGATTATTACTTACCTAAATTAAATAAAGGTACCATGCCGTCTTTTTCCTGAACTATTTTCTGATTCTTTTCTTCAATAGCCTCGTTGATCTTATCTAGAATTATCTGAAATTCAAAATATGGCATCTTCTCAAGCTCACTAAAGCTGATATTAAAGTCCTTTGAAAATTTATACTTTATATCAAAGTAATTGTCCAAAGATATCTGAAACAATGTAAAGGGATCTGATTCCGCCGCGAAATCGGATAGGTGCAGTGACCTCAGCACTGCATTTTGAACACTGAACTGATAGTGTGTTCTTAGTTGCGAAAGTTATTTGTTTGGATATAGTATCTGCTAATACAAATTGTGTGTATGTCCATCCTTTGGAGATTCTTTCGTATTCATCGTATGCTGATTCTGACAGATCCCTCCAATTTGGAATTATAAAGGGAGACATGCTAGCAAAAGATTCGTCATACTTTTTTCCACTATTCACTTTATCTCTTAAGATTTTTCTAATTTTTTGTGAAACGCCTATTGTAGGAATGAATAATTGAATTGCAGGATCCCCGTTTTTTGGAACCAATTGAAAGAATCCATTTTCATGGTCATAATATTTCTTTAATTTTAGATCCAGCTTAAAATTAGAAAGTATAGCAGATGTCAATTCTATATCGCTCGGAATAGGACACTCATCTTTATCGCAAGTTTTTTGAACAGGGATGTAAATTCGGTTCTCTCCTTTGACAAATGTCAAATCCCTGACAGACATAAAGATATAGAATCTATCTTCTTGATAAATGTCCATGTAATTTAAAACGCCTTCCTTCCATCTAATTACACAGCATTTAGAAATTATATGATTTATTTTATCATCTATATCAATAGGATCGTTTTCATCTATTGTTGAAAAATGACGAATTTCTCCTACCTCTGCTGATCTGATTGTTATTTCAGTTTCCGGAGGATAGCCAAACCCTTCTGAGGGTAAATTTGTAAACGGAATCTTTTTCCATGGAGATTCCATTCCTAATGCTGTTTCTTCGATCTCTTGGACAAATGAAGCTTTACCTAAAGATTTAGGTGGTTCTTGAATTTCTGGGATATTGTCATACTCTAATCCGCTTTCGCTTTCTTTTTGTGACAAATGCTTTAAAGCTATCTCGTCTAAATTATCTTCCATGAAGCTATTTTATATTTTATCTATCTATACTCTTTTAGTATCTAAGACAAAATATAATTCAGAAAATGCAAGGGTTTTATCCTATTTTCTACTTAAACGTTTCGTAAGTAAGATATACGACAACCAGAAGCAACCTGAAATTGAATAAAAAACAATATCTGCTACCCAATATGAACCACTCATGTCCATTATTAACTTGAACAATGCGTCGTAGCCAAATGGGAGAAAGAACATAGCTAACATTAGGGACGTATCTTTGTAAAAGACTAGTCTTTTTTCTTTTTCTTTGTATTTTTTGATTGTTTTTTCTATCACCGGGGTCGTCCATGTTGGAGTTCTATTCCTTTTTAAAATGATGTGCAAATAAAAAGGCTTATCGGTAGGATAAGCCTTTTATATATCATTTTAAGTAATTCTTAATTGAACACATCTTCAAAATAATCTGCTCTAAATTCAGCAGCAATCGTGTACATATTTGCTCCATTGTCATATGTAAGTGGCATAGGATCTATAGCTTTAGTCGGAAAGCAATTTAAGAATTTCATTCTTCTAAAAACATCTCCTTGTTTATTAAATATGCTAATTAGAATGTACGTTCCGCCAGCATAGTTAGATTTAATTCCCATAGCACCCGTTAATGGGTTATAAACTAAATCACTCCATTGTCTAAGTGTCTTGTGGACATAGTTAGAGTTATTATCGTCTAAATTTGTTTGAAAGTTAACTGTGATCTTAACACCAGTATCATCAACTGCTGCACCTGCGTATCTTCTTCCTGCAAATTTATAGTTTTGCATTACTGGTGCTGGAGTTTTATCCACTGCTAATCCGCCAATCTGTGTTACATTCTCTACCATTAAGGTTCTTCCCGCAGTACCAGCTGGGTTAGAAACCGCAGCAGGTGGCTGAATAATAACCTCGAACTGGTTTAAATATACCGGTTCGTAAAGGCTTACTGCCGCTTTTGCACTAGTAAAATGTGGTAATCCTGCCATTTTTTATTTTTATATAAATACGTC